CTCGTCCTCGTCAAGCTTCGCCCCAGGCGGTGTGGTGGCCAGGGTGTGTTGTAGCTTCAACGCTCCAGTGCCGTAGCCCAGCCCGAGGATACAGGTCTTGCCCACAAACCTTTCTACGGAATCGGCTTTGGTAATGGTTCGTCCATATACCGACGAAGCAAAAATTGAATATACGTCCTGCCCTTTGGCAAACTGCTCGACCACATCCTCCTGCCCCGCGAGCCACGCGAGCACCCGCGCTTCGATCTGTGAAGAATCAGAGTTGATGATCTTGTAGCCTTCGGGCGGAATGATGGCTTTCTTCAAAGCTTTCTTTTTGGGGTCGCGGCTCGGCAGGTTCTGAAAGTTCACCTTGTCCGTACCCGACCAGCGGCCCGTATGTGCCCCATAGTACTTCAGAGGTATCGGAATACTTCCTCCGTTGCGCTGCCCAATCTCCATAAATCGTTTGATGCGAGCTTCTTCAAGCGTGGACTTAGTACCAAGACGTACAGCGCACAACTGCTGCACAAACGGATCGTCGTGGTCTGTTAAAGCTATGAAGCCTTCATCTTTTTTAGCGAGCGCCCACGTTTCCTTGCCCGTAATTGGGCTAGTTTTTACAGGTGGCTCAATGTCAAAAGATTTTAATACACCAGCAAACTGCTTGTTGCTCGACAATTTCTTGCGAACTTCTTCACCCGTATTGCATTTAAGCCGTTCTTTAAGTGTGTCTAGCAAATCGTGTTGCTCTTTGATGAGAGCGTCCAGACGCTCTTGCAACGCTGACTCATCAACATACAACATCGGATGCGTGAACATTCTCAAGGTCATATTGATTAGACGCAGTTCCTCCATAGGAAGGCCCCGGTACATCTTGATGAACAAATCGTACGTCAGGCGCACATCGTTGCAGCAATACTCACCGTATCGCGCCAAGTCCTCGGCAGAGAACTGGCATCGGGTCTTGCCCTTAGCGTGAACAACTTCGTCGCCTTTAACGCCGATCTGATAACGCTCAGCGAGCTTGGCTAGGGAACCGCCCACCTCTACACCGTGAAGCGCGCGAGCCATGCACAGCGTATCGACAAAACCCATCGAACTGATGCCAAAATGCCAATGTAGGATTGCGCCGTCAAACAATGCGTTATGCGCAAGTACGGCGCTTTCTTTCCAGTTAAACTGAAATAGCCATTTGCGTGTCTCTTCACGGCTGCCCGAAAACCACACGGGTTCTGCATCATCCAACTGCACCGCCACGCCAATTACCTCAAAGCGAGGATCACGTATGTATTCCTCGGTAGTCAAGCGGGTGAGGCTAAAATCGTCTGAGTAATAGGTTTCAAAATCTATTGTGATCAAACTCAAATCAACACCATTATTCAAATAAATTTTTAGACAAAAAAGGGGAGGCCAAATGGCCCCCCCTTTTCATTCACAACGCAAAAGTTCACGCTCCAAATACCACCTTGCTTTCTCTAAATTTTCTTTACGCAGACCCTTGTGATCTGAACGAGCGATGTACTTGACCACGTTACCAAGGTTGTATCCTAAACCTTTGGCTTCAATGAATTCAATTGTTTCCACACCACCAATTTTGTAGTGTGGTGGGTGATTGATCATGTCGGGCAAGAGTGAATTTTTATTGTGCACTGCATCAATGTTTACGCCTTCCGACTTGGCAGAGGACGTATTCAATTTCCTGAGCTTACTGCGAGCAATGTAAACAGATGTCACTGAAACACCAAGCCGCTTAGCAATGTCCCCTGCTTTTGCATTTGGGTGTGACTGAATGAACTTTGTGATGGTCATACGAGACTTACGAAATTTTTTGGCGGTTGCCATAGAGACTCTCCTTACTGGATAGAACGATTGAGGATGCGCATCATGCGCTCTCTTTACACTTATGTCAAGCACTTTTTTGCATTAAATTTTTCCTTTCTTTGTCATAACCACTCCATCCAGTGAACGAAATAGACAATTGCGCCAAACAGAAATCCAAGAGCGGCGAGCATAGCTATTAACCAGCCCAACGAATCCAATAAGTCTTCGTCTTCAAGTCTTTGCATGTCTTTCTCCTAAATCATTGCCGGTGGGACACCTGCCATCGGGTCGGGTTTTGGTTTTCTTGGTTGCTTGTAAGGCTGGCCTTTCCACGTTGGGAAGGGCCACACGCTCGGTTGAGTCTCCTTCAATGGAGTTCTATTTTCTTTTGGACGTAGGTTGCGAGAAGCCATTTGTCCCCCAATCTATGGACTGCACGTGCCCATTTCAATTGATTGCATCGATTGACTTTGTTAGAAACGTAGTCTACGTTCCATAATTTACGTGCTGCTCCTAACAATTTTGTATTCATATTTGTGTCTCCAAGTTAATGCTGTTTAGAACGACCTCCAAAATATTTATATTAGTTTCATCGATTACCAGCGCAGCTCCACCTGATTTTTGTATTTGTTCTAGATTTGACAATTGCAGCTTCGTGCACTTGCCTCCGTTGGCCTTGCACTCAATAGCGACAAACTTTCCCTTCAAACACGCGAGGATGTCGGGCACACCCGCATTACCAAATCCGCTTGCAACGGGCATGGCGTAGTACGCTTTGTGCCGTTTAAGAATCTCGATTACTTTCTTCTTAACTTTTTTCTCGGGAGTGTCAGCCATCTCCTGATCCCTTCAAGTAACACTCGTTAAGTAAATTCTCATCCAAGATGAGAATGTAAAAGTCGTCCGTCACCCTCCAGCCTATGTCTTTCTGTTTGTTGTTCATCGGAACGTACGCGCTTGTCGAATTCACCGCCCACTGTGGTCGGTTGTCCGGTGGAAACGCACTGACCATTGCAAGCGCCGCTTTCAATTTTTCCGGGGCATTTGCGCGTGTGTAATATCTGTAGGTGTCTCTGCCAAGACCCACGGTGATTTCATCACCGCTGATCCACACAGGAACACGATACATATTACGATCGGGATGGGCAACTGGAACATATGATCGTCTGTCCCACGGATCGTTCATTCACCACGCCTAGGGATGAGAACCCAAACACAGTTGGCATTGCCGTAGCCTGTGGAGATGTCGATGTCAGAGTAATAGCTGTCATATGTCTTAACGCCAAGCTCGTTATCAGTCGTACCATTGTTACCCTGCATGTACGTGCGAATCATCATAGCGTCACCCGCCACGTGCTCGTTTTCACTCAATGATTTGTGGACAGTTATGTTGGTGACATTCGGTGTGTCTCCTACCCACGTGATGTCACCCACGATATAGATGGGCTTCTCATCAGTACTTAAAACAGCAATGCCCTTGCACCCTTCCTTGAAGCGATCAAAGGTTTTTTCCCGTTCGCCCCTCGCGGCAAGCTGTGAGATGTAATTTGAATGCGCCTCACGAATGTCTGCGTCATGCGAGATTACATACGAGGTTTCTCCGAGATACACCTTGATCAGTTCAACCACCGCTTCAGTTGAAAGTTTGATACTTGGGCAAGCAATACCGTAAGAGGTTGCGCGCAGTGCGTCCACGATGCCGTGACTGTGTTGGGTCATACAATTCTGTATAGAAGGAATCTCATTGTTACGCTTGATTGTGTTGATGAGTCCCTTGATGGTCTTAGAGTCGCGTGTGTGCCGGTCACTGCGAGAACTTGCTTTCTCCTTTTTAACCACGATTGAATTGAATACAAAAAATTCTCCGTCGTGGTCGCTTTTGACTTTCAGAGTGCCGCATGGCACGCCTTCGGCGGTGTAGACCGGAATAAACGGTTGAGCACGGAATAAAGCGTCAGACTTGTCTGTACCCCCCTTATGTGTGAGAAAGCCTACCTTGGTGTTGAAGGTGTAGCAAAACTCACGGCTGAGAGTTCTCAGTGACGTAACCCTAGCGTTGTTTATCTCAAAAAATTTCATTGTGCGATCAAGATCAGCGAGGTGGGAAATGAGGTTCTCCATGACTTTCTCCTGGGTTTACAGACGGTCTACGATTTCGTTGGTGGATAGAAGCACGGTGCGCAAGCCCCACTTCGATGAGGGCAGCGGCTCACCCGCGCCAAGCTGCCGATACTTGAACAGGCTCGGTGTAAATAGTTGTAAGTAGTGCTTGGATTTATCAACGGCTTGAAACACACGTGTGTCCCCTACCCACGGTCTGTGGGTGGACGTTTGGACTGATGTGTCTTTCATCTCGTATAAGCGGCGAAGAGTCCACGAAGTTTTGTACCCCGTACACAGCAGCGCAGCATCGGCGTAACGCTTCTTGCTCACCAAGTCGATAATCGCCAAAGTCAGCTTGTTTGATTGCATAGTGATGCGCGCGGACCGACACCAATCAAGAGCGTCGGGATACTCATTGACCAAATCGTCAATGATCTCGGGGTACGTCTCGGGGGGAATATTGCCAAACAGGATGCGCCAAGACTTATAAAAGTCATCAAACTGCGACATAAACTCTTTAGCTTCTTTGCGCTTCAGGACAGGCAGATACGTTACATAGTCTGTTGTCGGATGCACAGACAAGTCGCTCAGGTTGATACGCAACCCGTGGAACAACGGGTGCGCGCGGCTGTGTGCGGGGTGCAAATCATCCCTTCTGAAGTGCAAGTCACCATTGAAATACATGGTCCCGCCATCGTGCCTGATGTTCTGACGGATCAACGTCCGATCAATCAGCGCGTTGTAAAACATAAAATCTGAATTTCCACCACGCGAAGATAAAAACTCAAAAGAGTTGTCTGGATAGACTCGAGCCACGCATGATCTTTCAGCATATTCTTTAGTTGACTCCTTGCTTCTGCTGTCAATGCCTTCAGCGGCAAGACCAGCATCCACAACTCCACGATTACCGAGATAAATATCGAACACACCGTTGTCATTTGTACGGAAGTGACGGCACGAATACTCGCGCGCCCCAAGGGGAAAAGTATTAGTGGTGTTTGCGTACGGACGAACTAATCGAATGCGTTTATTCAGCTTCTCGTACGAAATCCACGGGATGTCGTTGTATGGCATGACTGTCTCCTTACTGATTAAAAACTACTACCCGACCGGACGGCGAGGTCCAACGCTTGTTGCGTGTGACAAGCCACAACGTGGGCACGTTGATGTCCCACTTCACATCGTTCTCCACGTAACCGTCGGTGAACACCAACACACACTCGGCCTTGACCTTGTGCTTGTTGATGTATTCAGCGACACACCCAACGCGTGTACCGCCACCGCCCTGCGGCTTGAGCATTCCCCCGATGTTCTGATAGTTGTTAGCGAACCGTTGCTCGCCGTGCACCATCGTGTCCCACCACAGAACGCGAACCGACTCGGGTTCGACAGCCTCGCAGATCGAAGCCAGTTCCGAGGCGAACTCATTGATCTGTTCCTGGTCGATTGAGCCTGATGTGTCGATGGCAACAACAATCTCACCAATCGTTTCGTTCTCTACGGTTGGCAGATATATGTCGTTGGGTAACAGTCTACGGTTGAACTTGCGCCACGTGAACTCGTCCTTGCCCTTAGTCGAGGATGCCACGAACTCACGCAGCTCGGTACGCCAATCGATTTTGGGTTCCAACAACTCAGTGATCGAGCGAGGAAGATTCGCGCCAAGTCGTCCAGCCAGCATCGCGCCTTCGCGCAAAGCCCGATCGATCTTGATGTCGATCTCTTTGACTTCCTCAGCGGTTGCGCCATGTCCTGCCGCGCCATCGATGTCGTGATCGTCAAACTTGTATTGCGGTTCAGACTCACCGGAATCGTTACCTTTCTTACCGCGCTTAGGTTCCTGCGACCCACCGCCGCCATCACCATCTTCGCACTCGTCCTTGAGCAGTCGATACACCTCGCGCATGTTCATGTTGTGATATTTGTTATCGACAAGCGCGCCTACCGGAAGCTCGACCAAATGCTTGTCTTTGATGTGCGTAATGACATCATTGACCACATAGTCAGCCGCCATGTTCGCTCGTTGACGGTTCTCGACAAACAAGTCGCGGTTGTGCAGCAAGTGACGAAACACAATGTGCAAATTCTCGTGCAACACCAATGCGTTCAACTGGGAGTCTTTCTTACACACAGCTTCAACGAACGCTCGGCCGTACTTCTTGTTCAGGCCATCGGTGTACGCAGTGATCCCCTCCTCGTCCACGACATGCGATTCGCCCAGCATCAGAACACCCGAGAACAGTGCAGTCTCGGGATGCTTCATCAGCGCAACATGCGCCTTCTTGATACGTTGTTCAGTTGTTAGCATGGTGTACCTCACATGATGTAGTGGTTATCAACGGCCCACTTGGAAATCTCGACGTTGTACCTAGCGAGCTTGGGCTTAGTGCGCAGCATCATCACAAAGAACACGGACTGAATTTCGGTCGCCTTAATGCGGTTCACGAACTCCATGTACTTACTCAGATCATCCTGAACCTTTATCGTGTCCACTGCCTCGAACATCATCATGATCAGGACAGAAACATCATCAGGAACGGGAACGGTCGTGGGCGCCTTGATGATCTCGCTCGTCTTGATCACCTTAGATTCCAGCGAGATGAACGCAGCGAGCGACTTCGCAGCAGCCTCACCAATCGTGCCACACAAGGCAGCAGTCAGCGCGTTCTCAGTATATTTGTTCTTGCGCTCCACGAACACAGACGCTTTGGTCAGCGAACGTGGTGATACAAACTGACGCTTACCCTTTGCTGGATTGAAAATATAAGGGTTGTCATCCTGATCACCGTCGAGATAGCTGGCGAACGCCCTCGGGTTCATCGCCGCCCAAGCACGTATAGAACGTGCTACGTTGTTCTTGGTAGCCCAAATGTTCCACTCGTCAGCAGTGGCCTTGCGCATGTCCAGCTTACATACACGGTTGCCAGCATGATCCAACATAGCATCTCCGACACCATCGGATATGTTGTTGGATGTACCAAACACATACGATCCTTTGGGCAGCGGCTCATCACCCACCGTTCTCTCAAGCATCAGCCGGGTAAAGACAATCTGCAAGAGCTTGGGCGCTTTCATGAACTCGTCGAGCATGATCACCTTCTTCTTGCCGTTGCCCAACTTGAACAGCGATGAGACGTAATACTCAAGCTGCCGTGTCTCGTGATTGGGAATGGACGCAGCAATGTCCATCATCTCCTTGACGGGGCAGTCCACGTAGATGAAGTCATATTCATTAGTGCCCAACTCTTCCTCCATCATCTTGAGGATGGAGGACTTGCCCACACCGGGTTCAGAGATGATGATGTTCGTGACTTCGTCGCCCGTGGCGATGATCAGGTCTTTGGCCTCGTCGAGCGAAACTGTTGTGCGGAAATTGACTTTTGCCATAAATTTCTCCTGTTAGTTGATTAAAGGTTCGGGATAGTCGGAATATCTGTTTTGACTTCCACGTCATAGCCCATCTTCTTGATGTAGCCAAGTGATTGAGTGGTCAAGGTTTTGCCACCAATCATTTGTACAAAAATCTTGGACCTTTCGCATAAGGGGTAAAAGAACCACGTACCATATCGGTTCTTCGCTGCCACCACTATTTTTAATCCGACTTCATTCATCATTGTCTCCTTCAGTAGTCAGGTTGATGGGGGCAAACTTACTCAAAATATCGTTCAGATCATCGCGCGTGTCGGCGCGTGCCACTGCGCTATCACGCAGATCGTTCAGTGATCTTGTGTTAAGAATATTCTCCAGCTTATTTGCGACTTCCGCCAAGTCGGAATCGTTAGTCAAGTTGAAGTTACGAATCATGTCCACCATGCCCCGCACGTTGTCGAACGTGGATTCGTAAATCTTCCTGCGCTTGGTCTTGCCACTCTTGGCTTCTTCGTTGGCTTCGGCCTGCACTTCCTCGCATGCGTTACGCAGTCGTGTGGCATAGGTCGTAAGGCGCTTTGTCAGGTCGGCCATAACGCCGGAAACGATCTCGTTAGTCTGTGCCTCGTAATGTTCTTTCAGGTCGTCAGCCAGCACCTGGGAGATCGAACACCGGAAGTCGTTCTGCGGGACTGAATGCGTGAACAACTTCATGCTGAACCTGCGACGCACGTCTAAGACTTCCGGGTACTCTGAACGATTAAACATCCCACCCTGCTTGAACGCAGCATCGCTGATCAGTCCGGGGTATGCATCGACAAACTTGTCGAGCAGCACACTGAATCCAGTCATGTGGTCGTTGAATTGTTTCTTGAAGGACTCCAGCTTGTACGTGGGCAACAGGCGCATAGAACCTGCCCAGTCGTACGTCTCGCGTTGAAGCCAGTTGTAGACAGTCTGCCGATAGTTCAGCAGCGCCTTGTGCTCGGGCGAATGGGACAACAACACTTTAGTCACGCGAGCAGCATCTGCTGCTGCGTTCTTGGATGTCGTCACCTCGTTGCTGATGGACTTGTCCTGCTTCGTGGCAGTCCATGTCTTGATGTCTACACTGACAACGATCGCGGATGACGCGAGAGAGATCAGATGGTTGGGGGCGTTGAGTTCAAAGTTCATGATGTGGTCCTTTTGGGGTTCAGTTGAGTCAGAAGGGCTAAGTCAGTGACTGCCATGTAGTTGCTCTTGTTCATCGGCACGACGGTGTGCTTGTGCCGCCGCGCTTGTTGTTCACCACACGGCATACACAAGTGATACCCGGCGTTCCTACGCGCTGCGCTGAACGTGTCACCACACGCCGCGCACAGCGGTTTCATTCGATTGGTCATGACTGCACTACCTCCGAGATGCGGTAATCAAGATATTCGGGAATGTGATGGTTCTGTTGGCCGTGGGCGAACAGGCGTAGAGCGTCTTGCGCGTCGCTCAGGAAGGTGTACACATGGAGGGGTTTTGTTTCCCCGGTAAGGGTGTCGTGCTCGATCAGGACAAAGCACGTATCCGGGGTGAAGGGATTCGCGGAGAAATCAATCTCTGACTGTTCCGCGACGTAGTCGTGAAAGAAGGACTTGAGCTTTCCCATACTGACTCCTGACTGGATTGAACTGAATAAAACTTCCGGTTAACCGGAAGAACTAAATAACCGCCGTGTACTGTCACACTGCTGGCTATGCCCCCATTATAGGAGAACTTTACACTTTGGTCAAGTGTTTTGATCAAGTTTTTTAACCGTATCTCCTAAAAAATAATCAAAGAACGTCGTAGCCCTTGAGCCAACGACGGATGCTGCCGTGTCCAGGCTCAACGATCGTCAAGCCAAATAGCTCTTCCGACCCGTCGGAATCGCAAAATTCCTGCGACCCGTCAATGTCGAAATCCGCATCGATGTTGTTGCGAGTGAGGTACTGGGCATCGTCGTACGGGTCGTCGATGGACTCAAAGCCGCGAATAATCGCGTCCGTGTCCAGGGGGGTCCGTGTGGGTGCGGGTCGTGCCGCAGGGTGTGGGATTATTGTTGCTTTACGGATCGTGACCTTCACCGCACGTGGCAACTGCTCGAACCCCGGCGAGGCGGGGGAGATGTAGAACTGGACTGATTTCATGACTGACTCCTGACTGAGTTGGACTGGATGGAACTAGGTTGAATTGCGCTTCGGGTGACCCGGAAGCGTTAAGTCGGAGGTCTTTGTGGATGTTCTCCGACTTGTTTCCATTATAACATTTTTTACGGATAACACAATAGGTTTGTATAACTTTTTTAACTACGGACACTGACGTGATGTGCGGGGTGGAATGTGTAAAAATCGAGTTGGAACGGAACAAGAAATTGGAATCGAGTTGGAACAAGAAAAAAGCTAATAAAATCAACTACTTAAAGTAGTAAAAATTTATGTTATTCCAAAATTCCAATGTTTTGAGAGAGGGGCCAGGGTTGGGAGTGTGTTTTTTGCGTTGCGGAGATGTGTAGCGGTTTGCGCTACGGATACGCTTGCTAAAAGGTTCAAACGAAAACACGTTCTTTCCAGCCTCCTTGCCCGATTCCAATTGGAATTTTGGAATTTTTCTGTGGATAACCGGATTTTTTTCTTGTAAAACAATGACTTACACGGTTCCAATTGTGCACTGCACAATTGGAACAAAGTCCAAAAAAGTTCATAATGTGTAAAGCCGATTCCAAAATTGGAATTTCCGGTGAGTCTGAAGTCTTACTTAGCGGCCTGCCCTCGGTCGTCTTGTTCCAAAATTCCAATTTTTTGTTCCAATTGGAATCGCACATTGGAATCTTGGAATCGCGTGGCGCGATCCGACCCACACGCTCACACGCGCGCGACGACACAGAACTGGCATCAAAACGCCGAGGCGAAAAAAAGCCCCGCCCGGCTTGCGCCGGGCGGGGCATCGCGTTACCCGTATACTTTCATAAAGGCATCACGGGCCAGTCTGAACTTGACTGGATCAGCCGTAGCATCACCACGGGTTTGCGCATTTTTAGCGCGGGTATCATACGTATCGAACATATCGGACAGTGCCTTGGCAAAATCTTTGTTCGCTCCCCGTTCGCGGGTGTTTCCGTTGTTTATGATTTTGCGGATGGCGGCTTTCAAGTCCGCCATGCATTCCGATTTGTACTTGCTCCATGCTTCGCGTACTGGCCCGATCACGCCGTGCAGGGCGGGATCATCAGTCTTGAGTCTACCGAATTGCTGCCCCGTGTAGGCCATCGCCACGTTGACGTTGACTACAGTAGCCCCGGTTGTACCGGGATCGCATGGAACCATAATACCCGTATCGTTGCCTCGGATATAGAATTTGTCCCCCTTGTTTTCGTGGTGGCGCAACATATACCCGGCTTCCAAGTCTTGTACTACGCTTTCTGTGGGGTTATCTAGGAAATCGGGGCATTGTCCTAAAACAAACCGGGCCGCTTCATTTTTACTGTCCCGGGTAGAGGCAACTCGATACCCTGCGTCTTTCATGGTTTTGATTTCAGTTTGCGGTACGTTAGCCGCCTTGCCTTTTGCGTTCATGGTTTCCCTCATATTGAACGGTTTACCCGAATAGCACCCGCTACCCGGTAATGTATATATGCCCGGTATTGCCCGGATAAGTAAAGGTTCTGCCGGATCGGATAGGCTAAATAGTGTTGCGCGCACACAGCCGCGCGCGACGACACATAACTGGCATCAAAAAACCGGGCACAAAAAAAGGCCGGGGCCTTGCGGCCCCGACCTGAACTAATTGGCCAATTAGTCGCATTCGATCTTGTACGTCTTGTAGGTCTTGGTTTCCTCACCCACTACAACCTTTCGGCATGTTGGGCTGTCAGACCTGACGTAAACGTCAAGCCTGACAATCATGTCGGCCCTTGCGAATTCATATTCGCGATTCAGGGCTTCGGCATATTCGTAGCCCTTACCCTTATCTTCAAACCCGATACCCATCAGATAAGACATTACTATCATCAGGTCATCGTCTTTGAAGCCCGTAGCACCCCGGTAGGATACATAAAGGAAGGGTTTTTCAGTCACGCAATTTACACTTATATGCATGCCGACTCTCGGCTGATCCATGTCGTATTGGTTCGTGCCCAGAAGATAGAATATACGGTCGGCAACATGTACCAATTCAACCCGATTGGTTTTTAGTAGGCCGGTCTCTTTGCGGGCCTTGGCGACTGTATCGGTACGGTCATTGATAGCATTTTTGAAAATGCTCCGCGCGTTTTGCTTGCTCATGGTTTTTCCGTTTGAGTGTTGATCCGGTCGGCACCATGCTTTCCGGTAATGTATATATGCCCGGTATCGGGCTGGATAGTCAACCCTTCGCCGGAAAACTACGCGCACCCACTCGCGCGCGACGACAAAGAACTGGCATCAAAAACGCAGGCAAATAAAAAGGGGGCCGAAGCCCCCTGGTCAGAATTTTGTTTCGTATACCTTCTTCACCCTGCCATGCAAGGCGCGGGTTTCACTTGCTAGTCGCTCTAGTTCGATGTACTTGGCGTCACCGTAGGTCGAGCGGGTTTTTCTGTACTCTAACCGCATGATGATCCTGTTTAGCGCGTCCATGCATAACAGTAATGAATCCCTGTTGTTTGCACGCGGGGCCGCAACAAAAGAGGCTTTTCTGTGATAGCCCATGTCATTCTCCAAAAAAGGGGGCCGAAGCCCCCGGGTTTCACATCCTGACCTTGCCAAGCATCAGGTCCGTGTAGAGTTGGCGCAACTCTTTATACGACAAATTAATTGTGTGCTCAATTAATTGTCTGCTACTAAAGTTATATCCGGTTTTTTCATCCAACAAATCAAGATACTCAGCCAGTAGCAGATCGTATCTTTGTTCATTGGACAGTGGGGGAATCGCATTACGTGGTTGATAGCCCATGTCATTCTCCAAAAAAGGGGGCCGAAGCCCCCGGGTTTAAAAAAGCCGTAATTGAATCGGCTCTCCGTAAGTAATCCATCGAGCGATGCCTATGGCATAATGCCTAACATCAGTAGGTGTTTTTCTCCACTCTTTCCATTCGCTATTTTTGATTATGGCAATTACATCATTACCCGTTACTACTTCATTTGGATAATAACCGCGATTTTCACATTCTCTTAAATATTCATTGAGCAGTTTGATTGTGAGCATTCCATTCTCCGGGTTACGGGTTGCGCCCTTTGCGCTTCCCATGAGTTATATATGCCCTATACCGGCATCAAATGTCCAGTAGTCGCCGGATTGCACCCCCCACCCCCCGATTCCTGAATGGGTCCCCCGCGCACCCCCCACACCCCATAATCCGCACAAATCACCACCCCATTTTTCAAACTTTTCTACACCCCCCTCCCCTTTTGTTTTCTACGGGTAAACCCCAATGATGCAATATAAAAACACCCCCCCGGTAGGAGTCCCTACCTCCTTCTGAAAAGCCGTGCTATATTGATGTCAACTTTGGAGTGCCCTTTTCCTCCTATGAACGAACTTGTTCCAGACATCGATTACGATGTGCCCCTTCCGGCTTCTGCAATGGAAGCCTTGCCTGAACTATCAGAGCATGAAGAGTTGGAGATGAGGGCTAGGACAGTCAAACTCATCTCTGATTTGACGGGCAATCCGATAGAACCCACGGAGGCTGAACGCGGTAAAGCCTTGGAAGTTGCTCAGAAGATGCTGGGCAACAAGACAACGGCTGCCCAGCTATCTATTTATACAAATCCTACAGTTGCATATCTCGCCGGACTTGTTGCACAGCACGATTGTTTGATTGTCAAGGAGTTGGCGGATTTAAAGACCTATGTTGTCAACAAGCTGGTGGCCGAGACTGAACATCCAGACGCGAAGATACGGCTTACTGCTCTACGTTCGCTGGGTGAAATTGACGGTGTGGATGCGTTCAAGAAACGCTCGGAGATGACCGTCAAACAGCAGAGCATCGAAGAAGTCGAAAAAGAGCTTCTTGAGACGCTGGAAAAGCTTGAAAAACGCACGATCGACGTAAAAACACGCGTGATCCCCACTGATGTGACGGACGTAGAGCCCCAAACCGATGCAAATCAGACCTGAACAGATTCAGTTGCTGAGAAATTTGCTCCCAACGATGTCGTTGGAGGACAAAAAACGAACTTTGGAGCTTCTAAAAGCGTGGGACGTTGAGTCTGCCCAGGTTTTAGGACGCGAGTCCCTGCTCTCGTTTGCAGATCACGTCTATCAGGGGTACAAAGTTGGTCCCCATCACCGCAGATTGGCCCGAATCTTCGAGGAAATTGCCTTGGGGAAGAAAAAACGCGTCATTGTGAACATTGCGCCACGCCACGGCAAGTCTGAGTTGATCTCCTACCTTGCGCCAGCGTGGTTTTTGGGTAAATATCCGCACAAAAAGGTCATCATGGCTTCACATACCGCTGATCTGGCGGTGAACTTCGGTCGTAGAGTGCGAAATTTGGTCAGTTCTGATGGATACAAGGATATTTTTCCGCAGGTAGAGCTACAAGCAGACAGCAAATCAGCTAGTCGTTGGGGTACAAACTTTAATGGAGAGTATTTTGCAATTGGCGTGGGCGGTGCCCTTGCTGGTCGCGGTGCTGACCTATTTATCATTGACGATCCTCATTCTGAACAAGACGCTAAATTGGGACGAACCGATGTTTTTTTGCCTGCTTGGGAGTGGTTTCAATCTGGGCCTATTCAGCGTCTTATGCCGGGCGGTGCAATCATTGTAGTGATGACGCGTTGGTCCAAATTGGACCTTACGGGTCAGATCATTGCGCAGATGGGCCGTGAAGAAGGCGTAGACGAGTGGGAAGTCGTTGAGTTTCCCGCGATCTTGAACGACAAGCCGCTGTGGAGTGACTTTTGGAACCTAGAGGAGCTTCTGGCTAAAAAAGCTGGTATGGACCCTCGATACTGGCAAGCTCAGTACATGCAAGACCCCGTCTCAGAAGAAGGGGCTCTGATCAAACGAGAGTGGTGGCGCATCTGGGAGGACGGCGATCCTCCCTCGTGTGAGTTCACCATCATGTCTTTAGACGCAGCGCAGGAATCCAATAACCGTGCTGACTACAACGCCTTGACAACGTGGGGTGTCTTTTTTAATGAAGAGACAAGTAATTACAACCTCATCCTGCTCAACGCCATCAAGAAGAGGATGGAGTTTCCTGATCTCAAAGCTATGGTGATCGAGGAGTACAAGGAATGGCAACCCGATGCGTTCATGGTTGAGAAAAAGTCCAACGGCGCGGCGCTGTATCAAGAGTTCAGACGCATGGGTGTGCCGGTTGGAGAGTTCACGCCGGGTAAGGGTCAGGACAAGATCAGTAGAGTAAATGCGGTTTCCGATTTGTTCCGTAGTGGGATAGTATGGGCGCCTGATCGACGCTGGGCCAAGGAAGTAATTGAAGAGTGTAACGACTTTCCGTCTGGCACAAACGACGACTTGGTGGACTCTACGACTCTTGCGCTTCTGCGTTTCAGGCAAGGGGGTTTTATTCGTCTGCCAACTGACGAGCTTGACGACATTAGGTTCTTCCGGGGGCACCGGAAAGAAAGGTATTACACGGTATGAAGCAC